CATGGAGTATAACAAGAAGCTGGCCGCAGAACGCAAGGCAAAGGCCGCGGCTGCCAAGGCAGCAGCAGAGCAAGCTGCCAGCGCCCCGGCCCCGGTCATCGCCGAAGAGCGCCACGAATTGCCGGAGCTGGTGCACGTTGACCCGCTGCCCACGAAAAAGGCCAGCAAGCCCGCCGCCACGAAGAGCGCCCCGCAGAAGAGCGCGCAGCCCGCCCCGGATGCACTCCGCACCGCACAGCAGGCAGAGCGCAAGGCAAAGGCCGCTTTCCTGGCTGTTCACGAAACCGACCGCAAGGGTCAGGCCGCCGCGCTGGATGCCTGGCGCAAGACCCGGAAGGCCGTAGAGGACGCAAAGCAGACCCCCGCCGCCGTAGCCGCGCCGGATGAAGCACCCGTGAAACAGCTGGACTTTGAAAGCATCGCCGCCGGGCTGCTGGCATGACCCACCACCACGAAACCGGATATTTTGGCAGGGCTGCACCGGGCAAAGCAACCCCGCCCCACTATCCCGGCAGCGCACCGGGCACGAAAAACAGAACGAAAACGAAAAGGAGTTTTTGCAATATGAAAAGAGCAACCAGCACCCCCGCCGGGCTGAACGTGAAGAAGATCACCGCCTATCTGAAAGGCCAGGCCAAGAACCGCAACGCCGTGCGGATCACCTGCCAGGGCGGCAGCGTGTACATCTTCACCGGCTATGCAGCGTTCAAGCTGCCCGCCATCCTTTACCGGGATGTTATCCAGCCCGTGACCATGCAGGACGCACCCGCCGACGGCGTGACCATCGTTTCCAGTGATGCCGGGTTTGTGGTCAACGATCCGCACCAGCTGACCGCCGCGCAGATGTTCCAGAAGTTCAGCGCCTGCAAAGAAGAAGTCAAACGCACTTCGATCTTGCAGGAAGTCGAAACAAAGGGCAAAGTCTGGGGCACGTTCCGAATGTTCCGCGATGGATCCCGGCCCATCATGATAAATTCGGAGTATGACGCTTTTGTGGATCATCACGAATTTGTTTACCACAGCAGCAACAGCCCGTTTGCGCCCATCCTGGCAACGGACACCGTAGACCCGAAGAAAGCCGCCGTTTCCGTGCTCATTGCCCCGATGAAGGCGAACGACGAAATACAGCAGGTATGCAACCGCCTGTTTGCATGACACGAAAGGAGAACGAAACCATGAAGAAGTTTGACAACATCTTTGAACAGGCCCGCGAGATCATCCGTCAGCAGTGGACACTGCAAGACCTGCGCCGGGAAGCCCAGTGCACCGGCAGGCCCGAAGCGGTCCGCCAGCAGATCGCCGCCGCCCGGCTCCGCCTCATCTGTGCCCGCCGCGGCTACCAGCTCAACGCCTGACACGAAACCGGATGCCCTGGCAGGGCCGCACCGGACAAAGCGGCCCCGCCCCACCGCCCAGCATTTCGCCGGGCATATCACGAAATACGAAAAGAGGTTTACACGATGACCACCCCAAACGATTCCCTGGACTTCTACCCCACGCCGGACAGCCTGGCCTTTGATATGGTTTTCTCCCTGCGGGAAGTAAAATCCGGGTTCACCACCTACCCGAAACCCATCCTTGAACCGTCCGCCGGTGATGGAGCGCTTGCGCGTCAGGTCCATGCCCTGGCGTTCAACGTCCACCACGACTATAAGACCGGCGAGGTTGACCAATACGACAAGGGAAAGGCACGAAGCGCAGAGCTTGACTGCATCGAGCTTTCCAGCGACTTCCGCGCCGTGCTGAAGAAAGACGGTTTCCGGGTGGTGCATGATAACTTTCTGACCTTCCGCCCCACCACGAAATACGCCGCAATCGTCATGAATCCGCCTTTCTCCGCCGGTGCCGCGCACCTGCTCAAAGCGCTGGACATCATGCAGGACGGCGGCAAAATCCGCTGTCTGCTCAACGCCGAAACCCTGCGCAACCCCTGCACCAACGAACGGAAAGAGCTGGCCGCAAAGCTGGAAGAGCTGCACGCCACGGTAAAATATATCCCGGATGCGTTCAAGAACGCCCGCCGCGCCGCCCGCGTGGAGGTGGCGCTTGTGTCGGTGGACATTCCCGACCGGGAGCCGGTGAGCCGGATCCGGCTGGATCTGAAAAACGAAACCGCAGAGCGTTTGAAAGAAAACCCGGAGTTTGCCGCCCTGGTATCTTCCGACCCCATCACAGCAGCCATTGAGCGGTACAACGCCGCCGCAGAGGGTGTGCGCCGGATCTATGAAGAGTACAACGGAATCAAGTCGTTGTTTTCCTCTGCCGGCGCTGGTAAGAAAGAAAACCCTGTGATGGCTTTCACGAAATCTTATAACGACGCTATCCGGGAACTGCGCGGGATGTACTGGAAACAGCTGTTTGAAATGCCGCAGCTGTTCGATGCGATGACCTACGAAATGCAGCAGGATTACCAGAAGCGAATCAAAGAGCTTGAAGGCTACGACTTCAGCGCGTACAACATTCTGACCGTCCGGGAAGAAATTTCACGAAATCTTCTTTCCAGCATCGACCACGAAATTATAAAGCTGTTCGACGACTGGACGAACCTGCATTATAACGACGAGTACAGCAAGAACGTGCATTATTACAACGGCTGGTGCACGAACTCCGCGTACAAGATCAACCGCAAGGTGATTTTCCGCTGCAACGCCTTTGATACATACGATGGGCGTTTCTGCCCCCGGTACAACGCAACAGGCCATGTTGCCCAGATCGAGCGGGTGCTGCACTTCCTGGACACGAACGGCAAGCCCTACAATGGGGACGAACTCCGCGCCGTCCTGGATGCCGCCGAAAAGAGCGGCCAGACCCAGAAGATCCAGCTGCACTATTTCACCGCCACGTTTTACAAGAAAGGCACCTGCCACATCGAGTTTACGAACACGGACGTTTTGAAGTCCTTCAACCTCTACGCCGGACAGCGCAAAGGCTGGCTGCCGCCCACCTACGGCAAAAAGAGCTATCACGATATGGCCGCCGCAGACCGCCGGGTGGTTGACAGCTACGAGGGAGAGGCCAGCTACACCGACACCCTCACCCGGCACCTGATCCCCACGCAGAGCACGTTTTTACAGCTGAACGCTTAACACAGAACCGGATATTTTGGCAGGGCTGCACCGGACAAAGCAACCCCGCCCCATCTTCCCGACATTTACGTCTGGAACATCACGAAACAGAAAGGAGGTGTTTTCATGGTTCGATGTTGGATATACTCCGCTGGGCCGGATCAATGCCAATGCTACAACGTGGATGACGAAAACTTGGCCGATCTGGCAGCACAGGCGCAATTCCTAGAGGACTTCCGTGCCCAGCGTGCAGCAAACCCGGCTTTATACCGGCAGCTGCTTAATATGCTGGTTCCCGCCGCCGATGCCATTCCCATGCGCAACTATACCGGCCTGCCGTTCTGACAGCCAACCCCGGCAGCCGCCGGGAGTATCGCGAAATCCAGTATCACGAAAAGGAGCAGCAACCATGAAGAACCAGAGCACCAGTGCCCGGAACCGGTGACAGAACGTCACCACTTGACCGTGCCCCGCCTCGCCGACCTGGTAGCTCCGCCCACCGTCCACGTCTGAGCGCAGACCCGGAAGCTCTGGCAGGGCAGGCACCGTAAAGCAGCCCCGCCCCATCTTCCCGGCAGCCCGCCGGGGTCATTCTGGTGCCTCTGCACGAAATCTTCTTGCCTTTTATTGCTTTTGTTTGCGTTTTGTTCTATCATGACAGTAACGAAACACGAAAAGGAGGTTTCCCGTTATGACTATGATTCCCGCATTCGGCCCATGGCCAGAGCACCCCGCAGACGCTGACGAAGAAAAGCGCCTTGCCAGCGCCCAGCAGAGCAAGACCAGCCCGCTTTCCGTGGACAAGGAACACGAAACCGGGGTTTTCTATGGATCCGGCAAAGAGCCGTACCAGACCAGCCTTGCAAGCTGCACCTGCAACGATTTTGTAAAGCGCAAAAAGCCCTGCAAGCACATTTTCCGGCTGGCTATGGAGCTTGGTATCATTGATGCGGCCTATAAGACGGGCCGCAGCACCGGCGAACGAAACGAGGCGCAGATCAGCTTTGCAGACAGTGTTGCTCTGGTGGAGCAGCTTTCCGACGCGGCACAGAACGCAATCAAAGATATGCTGTATTACACCAGTGAGCGCATCGACGACCGCCAGAAGCCTGTAACCTGTCACGATCTGGATCTCGTGCCGGAGCTGCGCACGTCGCCCCTGCTGCACGAAAATCCGTACCCGCTGGAAGAAGTGCTGAACGATCTGCCAAAGCCCTTTGTTGTGCAGCTGCTGGATCTGGTGCACCGGGAAGGCAAGCCGAAACGAAATGCAGCCAAAACCGTAATGGCTGCATGGCTGGCGCAGAACGCACCCATGCTGGCAAAAGAGATGCCGCCTTGTGCATCCTTCTCTTTCGTGGAGGTGTTCGACAAAGCCCAGCGCGACGTTTACAAGTACCTGCACCGCAAGTACGACACGGAAACGGACTGGTACACCGGCGCAGAGCATCCCGCCGGGGCTGTTCCTGCGGCAGACGGTTCTGCTTACTATTTCCCAGAGGACAGAGTTACCGATGCCCTCACGAAACGCGGTTTCAATCGCTGCCTGAACGGTTACATCCCGGAGTAAAGAATCTTACTTCACGAAATCTTACTTTTTGACCACGAAATTTGCAATTTATCTGCAAAAATCCGGTCTTAGCCACGAAAAGCAGCTTTTTAACCACGAAATTCACTTTTTGTGATTGAATTGAACTTTTTCGTTATCAAAACTTCAACTCATTCACTAAAACGGCACGAAATGGAGCATATTCATGGACGAAATTGAATTTTTTGCCCCGTGGCGTTTGGTCGCTGCTTTTGCGGACGGCTCCCGCCTGCTGTTCGATGGTCTGACGGAAGAACAGGCCAGAGACGCAATGGAAGCCGCCCAGGAAGAGCACGGCGACATTGGTTACTGGAACCGGGTCACGGATCAGAACTATGAGGACGGCAGGTATTACAAGACCGTCCCGCCACCGCCCTGCATCAACATCGTGGACTACGACGGCTACACCGGTCCGCTGGACGAAAACGGTCTGCCGGTAGGTCTGGCTGAACAGATTGCCCAGGCTAACACAGAGGAAGGCCGTGATCCCAACGAGGCGCAGATCGTCATCAAGCGCAACGCTCCGCCGGATGACCAGCCGCCACACGAAAAGTAAATCACGAAATTCAAAAAGCCCGCCAGGTCGATGACCTGACGGGCTTATAGTGTTGAAAGGATTCTGTTATGCAGGAAAAACGTCACGGAACTGCCCGTTTTGTCTTGAACAAAGAGGGGCAGCTTGAACATCTTATTCAAATTGGCGGTTACACATTGCACGTTATTGTCCAGCAGCAGCTTTCGTTTGAACAGCTGGACTATGTTGTTCGTCAGTATATCGCCTATAAGCATCACGGGAAGATACCGTTAAAAGGCGTAGAAACCATCGAAGTTCCCTTGTCACACTCTATCGAATGACCGCATGATAGCATCAAAGATCAGCTGTGTCGCTTCCTTGTCCTTGAATCGAATTACATTTCCGCCGGGGGCAAACATACAAACGTATCCCTCTTTTTCCTTGGTGACTATCGGGCAAAAGCTCCACTTGTAGCGCAGTTCATCCGTCAGTTCATCGTCAGTGCGATCATCCAAAGCAATCATGTGTGGCAAACCATCTGGAACTTTCACGGCCTTTCTTCTTGTCCACTTTCTGGCCGCTCTTTCCTTGATGATTTTCTCAATGTAGCTTTTCAATTCAATCCCGATTCCCATTTTTTAAGACCTCCGTAATTCTCAGCACATCTTTTGCGAAACGCAGCGTTTTCGTAAGATCTTCTGCGTTTTTGAAACGGACTACGTTTCCTGCGTTTGAAATCAGTTCAACGCCACCATCCGGTGCCATCCTCACGAACCGGCACAGTTCGCCCTCTTCCCGTGCGGCCTGCTGCTCTTTGGTTTCTTCGATAAAGCAGGTTCTGAGCGCGTTCTCTGCGTCACAGTATACGCTCCTGTCACTCCGCACCAGCCTATACATCCTTCCGGGCAGCACCCGAACCTTGTTTTTATGCTTCTTTCCCATAACTTTGTCCTCCTTTGCACGAAACCCGGTAGGCCAACTGCACGCCGGGTTATTTCTATGCCTGTTTTCAGATTTTTGGGGTAGTCGTGTTTGTTTTTCTACGACCATCGGACACGATTTTGCGGAAGCGCCTGCACATGAAGTTCCGCAGGCAGCCTTGCCTATAAGAGAATGTCACCCTCCGCCCAGGCATCCGCTCGGCGCTGTTCCTCGCGCGTGTTTAACGCACGCGATAATAAAGCGGCGCACTCCGGGAGCCGTTCCAGGTTCCTTCCCAGCTGTGCAAGAGCGACGTTTCGCAGGTACTTCAAGTGCTGCACACTGTATGGAACTTTCTGCTGTACTTCGTGCCATTTTTTGTGGCTGATGTAGAACTCCGTTAAAATCAGATTGTGGCCACTGTCCAGCCGGTTCATTTGTCCTCGGATAATGTTCTGATCTTCCAGCAACACAGCCCGCTGCCGTTCCAGCTGACGCAGTTGGTCTCCAATGCCCAGTTCATCCATCCGGCAGGCCATCGCCGCCGTGCTGTCCCCAGGTGTTCCGCCGCGGGGCATTCCATCGGTGCCCATGCCCCGCATAGGGTCCACTTCATCGCTCAGTGCGGTACACTGACGGCGGATGATCTCTATCCGCTGCGGGATGTCCGCATAATATTTCAAGATTGCCTCCGCCTCGTGTACTTTCACTGCTCAGTCCTCCCAAAAAATCAAAAATCTTTCTTGAAAAGGGGTTCTCCGAAAACGGGTTCTTCACCCTTGACGCGCTCCACCATGGCACCCACGCCGTAAATGTCCTCAATGACCCGGCGCAGACGATCATAGGCAAATTCTTCTCCGCCATCGTCCACCCAGCCGAGGAACTGCTGGTAATTTTTCTTGATTTCTTCCTTCACGGCCTCAATTTGTTCAGGGGTATATTCCATTTCTTCCAGTGATTCCGCAAAGAAACGAACGATCATCTTTGCAGCGTCCCGGCGTTCAGCCAGAACACGCAGCTTTTTTTCAGAGCCTACCAGACCACCCGCCGGGAGCCAAAATTCTTCCGGCATCAGGTGGGCAGTGCGTGCTTCCAGCCGCTTGAGGGCTTCCGGTGCACCGTACTTGTCGTGATCCATGATATACCTGGATGCAGCATTGTTCATCTTCAAGGTCAGGAGCGTAGATTCTTTCTCGCCCCAGTCCCAGAGATCATGTGCCGCGGCAACTGCGCAGTACGAAACGACCTGCCCGATTGCCTCACGGTTCAGCGTCGTGCGGTGCTTCGACTTGCCGATGTTGATTTGCTGATTCACTGCATTCTGGATGCTCTGCCGGTAGAATGCTGGCATCCTTGCCCTGCTTTTTCCCATGATGAATCCTTTCCCGCCTGTTCGGCCAGGCGCTTCCACTTTCTGATTTCTTCCGCCGTATCTGGCGTGATATGCTCAATAAACCGCCAGTGCTGCGGTTCTGCCACAAGATCGATAAACATACGGCGGCGGTGGATGTAATCACGCTGCTGCCGCCGGGTGAATTTGCTTTTCACTTCCACCACCTCAACCGTGCCATCAGCATAGGTCAGCACAAAATCCGGGGTATAGTGCGCCGCCGGGAGCTTCACATTGCCGTATTCTTTTTCCGGCAGCATAGTAAACCTGCGGTGCAGCTCTACCTTCACGACCTCGCCACTCTGGACTTTGGGCAGAACAGTTCCCATGTAGTAGTCATACTCGCCCCGGCTGTCAAACTCGTGTCCGGTCGATCTGGCGGCATTCACAGCGGCTTCCAACGATGCAGGTGCAGCTTTGCCCCCGCACCTTCTCTGTGCAAGCTGCTTTTCCGCCTGCGCACGGTAGCGCGGCGGCAGGTCGTCCAGTTCCAGTCTGGCGCTCATGGCTGGTTCCTCCTGTTCTTCCGCCGGGTGTCCGGCTTCTTTTTCAGTTTCACGATCAGGTGCTTGGTGTTGTTTCCCGTGATGTGCTGTTCGCACTCGCGCAGGGTATAACCGGGGTATTTTTTCTCCCAGTATTCACGATCATCCGGCAAAGCAAACGCTTCGTCAAAGCGCTTGCGGCTCCATCTGGTGTCGTTCGGACGCGGGGTTTTCGGCTTTTGCAGCCCTTGGCTCTGTCGCCAGCGCCGGATACGGGCGCGGGCTTTCGTCATGTAGGTTGTCAGGCGTTCAAAGCTGGAACAGGTCAGATCGATAGGTTCAACTTTCACAAGCCCCATCGGCCGCCCGGTGCTGTCCCGCCACAAGTCCTTGATCTCCTGCCATGTCAGATTGCCTTGCAGGATCACATGATGGTGGTGTCTGCCGGTAACTTTCCCGTCCTCGTCCACCACGCTGTACTCTGCAACCTGCATCCATTTGGATGCTTCCCGCCCCGTCTTTTTGCAGAAGCGCTTCAAGCGGCGGGTAAAATTCGTCCAGTCCCGGTCTACCTGGTCAAAATCTCCGGGCGCTGGCTGGTGGTCGTGGTCGTATGTAAACGTGGCTGCCCAGTCGCTTTCCCCGAAATTCGTATAGGCCAGCTGGCAGAAATACCGCCTTGCTATCATGTCGTTATACTTCTGCTGCGCAATGGAGGTCGCCAGCTCTCTTTTGCGGCGGGTGCTCGCGGTGTGTTCCTTGTCCGTTGTTTCAAAGAGATCCACTTCTGCATAATCGGATGTTCCGAGAATGTGTTTCTGCTCCCGAATGTACCATGCCCGCACCGTTCACTTCCTCCTTCCGCAAAGTTCTACTGGGATTTTCTTTTCTGTGGACCAAACACACACGGCTTCGCAGGACAAGGGGGATACAACGCCGGGCAGGTCTTTCTAAGTTTCCCATTCCGTCAAGCCCTACAGACCCGCCCTCGTTTTCTCCCCCTTGACCCCCGCTTTCCCCGGCGTGTTCTTCCGTGGTCGCTAGATTAAGTTACACATACAAGCCCCTTGCCGCCTCGTCAGGGCGGCAATTTAACGACGGGCTTGCTTAATTCTTGATTAGAGCTTGATTAGTTTACTTCGTAGTCACCGATGCTGTTTTCTTCCGTTCTGACTTCCCAGCACTCGCAGGTGTCCTCCGGGTCAGTGAAGTCGGCACGGTTCGGAGAATTGCCGTTGAAGCATACCCAGGTGTAGCCCTCATGCCAGCGGCAGGTGCAGCAGGTTCTTTCAGGTTCCATCATCCTGTGTTCCTTTCGTCACGGTTCTAGCAGTGTGTGGCAAATCGGACAGGCGTGCGGTTCCCAATCTGTCCTGTACCCGCATACCGGGCACTCATACCAGCCGTATGGAAACACACCGGTAGCGTCATAGAATTCACGCTGCCATTTAAGTGGTTTCGGCAGTGGGGTGCCGATCGCTTTCGCAAATTGGGCGGCCCGCATAGCAGTTGCAATGGCATCCCTTGCAGGTTTCAAAGAATCGTGTTCTTCCTTTTTCTTGGAGTTATCTGTCTTATCCTCCATGTCGGCCACCTTCATAAAAACGATTCATCGTTTCGCGGTACACTTTGTAGCACTCCGGGCACAGATCTCCGATTCCATGGATGTTTCTCATTTCAAGCGCCCAACCATCCAATGCTTTCTGGTCAAACACACCATCGTCGAACCGTTCCGCGAACACCTGCTTTCTGCACCGGTTGCAGATAAACATTGCTCCGTTCTGTCTCATGGTACTGTCTCCAACTTTCCAACTTCAAAATCTTCAAGGTTCGGGTGCAACTTCTTCCTCTCGATCCCGAACTTTGCCCTTGCTCAGTGCCAGAGGACCACGTTTGACGAATGGGCCAGATATGTTGTTCCGTTAATTTTGACCTGTAACTGGTCGCCTTCATAATCGTTCCAGCTATCCACCTTGCCCTCAATTACGGTTCCATCCGGCATTTTAATCTGTGCCTGCGAATATTCGTAGGTCAAATCAATTACCTGCTTGTTGCATCCCGTCATCAGCAAAACGCTTGCCGCCGCAGATGCTCCCACCATAAAAATCTTTCTCATTTCTTTGCCTCCTGCTTTTCATTGAGTTTTACTACCGGCTGCGGCTGGTCGCTGCGGTTCAGCGGCTTATCAAAGCACACATTCCATGGATCGCCCTCCGGCTTGTCATGCCATGCCAGGGCGTGGCGAATGGCAAGCCATACCTGTTCTGCCCGGTACGGCACCTTCATTACGTCTGAGGTCGGGGCCGGGAGAACGCATCTGCTGTACAGCCGTTCCATTTCTAGCAGCATGGTATTTCTGCGGCCTATCGCAACATTAAAAGCGTTTTTACGCTGTTCCTCGCTCTGAAACGCATTGTTTTCCGCGTCCGAGTAGAATTTTGCAAAGCACAAGTCTTCTGCCAGATCCCAAAACTGTCCCATGTGCAGCC